GCTCATCACGGTTTAGCGATGAAATGACTATTGCCGCAGATATCCTTAGCACTTATGCGAGAATCAGATGACTGTTGGTCGCGCTCAGGTACGCGAAACACTTTACAATTATATTCAGCCTCCGCAGGTTGATGGCATTAACCAAGTCTTTACTTCGCTACCAAAGCGTATTGACTTCCAAGTTAATGCGTTACCTAGTCAACCAAGCCGAGTAGCCGCAGTCATATTTATTGAGTCCGAGACGGAAACACGCGTGGCGCTTGGTGGGTTTAATGGCGCAGACAATGGAATTCATGCAGGTTGGAAGCGTATTGATTACACCGTAGTTATTCAGTTATTCCAGCACTCGTTGTCACGCACATCCGAGGAAGCAATGGATGATTTTGACTATGTTATTGACTCGCTTAAACAACGCTTGCGTTCAAGCCATACTTTTGGTGACCCAGATGGCACATTAGTTTGGCAAGGCGCAGAACCAGTTATTGATGTGGCATACGGCGAACCTATGTCGCAAAAAGGCACAGCAACCGAGACATGGGCTTCCATGCGATTTATGGTAACTCAAATGATTCAGGCATAAGGAGAAAAAATGGCTACATTTACTTACAAAGGTGAGGGTGAACGCGTTTTCCCTAGCATTGGAGTAACGGTTAAATCAGGAGAAAGTTTTGAGGCACCAAGCGACTTTGATGCGCTTGATGTAATTCAAGTTAAGACAGTACAGGCAACACCCGCCGTAACTAAGGAGACAGAAGAATGACAGTACAAAATACAGCACGGAGTTACTTAGGTATTGCTAAGGAAACAACCAAGGGAACCCCGGTAGCACCAACCGACTTTATCCCAGTAAAGTCCGCATCATTAAAGCCAGCAGATATCATTGGCGAGTTGCTTGCTGATGACATGGCGCAGGGTTCATTGGTTAAAGATTATGCTTATGTTCAAGGTCGTAGCAATTCAACTTATGATTTTGGTGGTCCAGTTTATCCTGACACCATAGGTTATATGCTGGGTGGAATTCTGGGTAGCGTGGCTACATCAGGAGCAAGCGCGCCTTACACACATGTTATTTCGTTGAAAAATGCAACCGCAACAGGCGCAGATGCACAACCTACAGCATTTACATTGACGGATTTTTATGCGGCAAATGTTCGCGCATACCCAGGAATTCAATTCAGCGACTTCACTATGAAGTTCACAGCAGACGGACTTCTTGACTATGATGCAAAAGGAACAGGCTGGTTATCAGCAGCGGCATCAACACCTACACCTTCTTTTTCAACGGTACTGCCTACCCCAGTATGGCTTGCGACAGTTTCAATTGGCGGTTCAACAGTTTCCAATGTTGTTGATGGTGAAATTACCATGTCTCGTCCAGTAACACCTATCTTTGGTCTTGCTAATACTAAAGACCCATATCAAGTATTTCTTGGTGCGCTTGAAACCACAGGCAAGATTAAGTTTGTTATGGAAGCGGATACAGAACTTACTCGCTATCTTACAAATACACAACCAGCAATCACAATGAACTGGTCACAAGGTGCTGGTGCATCAGCGACACAGATTTCATTTACAGTTACAAAGGGCGCTTATACCGCCGCAGTCATTGACCGCTCAAAGGACTTTGTTGAAGTAGATGTAGATGTTCGCGCTATTGCTAACACAACAGATGCAGGTTCATCTGGTGGATACAGCAACATTAAATGGACACTACAGAACGCTAAGGCTTCAGGTACTTACCAATAACCTGAGATAATGTTGGCAGGGGAGAGCCGCCTTCCCTCTCCCCTGTTCAACCTAAAAACCGAGAAGGCGGATGGAAGGAACCATGTCTAAAGTAATTACATTACCAAGTGGCGCAACCGCCAAGTTGCGCGACCCCGCTACCTTACTTATGAAAGACCGCAACAAAGTATTACTGGTAGCAAATGAACAAGAAGGAATGATGCAAGCGGTAGCATTGCAAAATGGCTTGATTGCTGTAATGGTTGTTGAATGGTCATTTGACTTGATACCACCTGCAATTAGGTTAGCATCGCTAGAAGAACTTACGCCACTTGATTATGAAGCGTTAGCAAGCGAAGCATTAAAAGCACAGGATTATTTGTTTCCAAGTATTGCAGAAGGAAACCCAGATGACCCAAAAGCGAGTACCGCAAACTCCAACGCTTAAAAGATGTACTGCGCGGGAGTTCGCGGCATGAGGATATGGAATATCCAGATGAATTCTGGGAATACTATATCTGCGCAAAAGAGTTTGGCTGGACACCTACAGAAGTGGACAATCAACCTGTTCATATAGTTTCTTGGGTTATAGCAATTAACAATGTTGTAGTAGAGGTGGAAAATGAGCGAATCGGATAACCTTCCGCAAGTTGTTGCCGCCTTAAAAGCCTATGAAATGAAAGTTGATGTTTTGCTTGGCTCTGCTGCCGCTGAAATTGGTGAACAACTTGCTGGTACCGCTATGCGACAAATTCAAGGCGACCGCAAATCAGTTGGATATCCTGCTGTATCAGGACAACCGCCAATGAACTATACAGGTGATTTGCGCCGTAACATTAAGGGCGGAAGTGGTCGTTTAGGTTTTGGTATGTATTATGCCGAGGCAGGTTCATACATGGTTTATGCGCGAGCCGTTGAATTAGGTGGCGCGCCTACATGGACAAACGGACAACATTTCCCTTATATGCAACCAGCCTTAGAACAATTTAGGCGTTCAGACATTATTCAAAGAATACTTGCTAAATATCTAAGGAGAGCGCAATGAGTGATATCCCACCACTAAGTGTCAGAGTTACGATTGATGCATCTGGTGTACAGGCTGGTGTCACAAAGGCTACCGCAGGTCTAAATCAAATTAGCCAGCGCGCAAGTAAATTGCAAACCGCATTTGGAAGTCTCAAAACAACCATGCTTGGCGTACTAGGCGGAAATATACTTACGCTAGGCGTTATGTCACTTGGTCGTGAACTAAATGCCATGAAGCAAGAAACAATTGACTTACAGACACAGACCGCTAGATTAAATCAGGCTCTTAATGGTGTAGGTATAACAAACAAACAGACACAAAAAGATGTCTACAACACGGCTGATGCTTATTACCAACTTGGATTCCAAGGTTCAGAAGCAATTTCTGCCATGGGTACATTGGTTACAGCAACTGGCGATGTATCACAAGCAAACAAACTTATGGCTATGTCAGCCGACCTTGCTCGATACAAAAATATCAGCATGGAAGATTCAGCAAAGATTTTGGCTCGCGGTACACAAGGTTCAGCCAAAGCATTTAAAGAATTAGGTATCACGCTTGATACAACTATTCCTAAAAATCAGGCTATTGCTAAAGCATTTGACCAATTAAATTCCAAAATTGGTGGTCAAGCACAAGCGTATACAAAGACATTTGCTGGTCAAATGGCTATATTAAAAGAAAGATTTGACCAAGTATTTCAGACAATAGCGGCTAATGTGCTACCTATATTGTCTGCGTTTCTAGGTTATATTTCAGCCAACGGAAAAGCATTGCTGGTTTATGGTGGCATTGTTCTATCGGTCATGGCAGTAATTAAAACTTACGGAATGACTATGGCTGCAATTAAGTCAATTCAGCAAGCATATGCTTTTTGGACTTATGCACAAGCGGCTTCAACAAATGTATTCAAGTTTGCTATGTATGGGCTTAATGCAGCGATTAAGGCTAACCCAATTGGATTTATGGTCACGGCACTTATTGCGCTTGGCGTAGCCTTTGTATGGGCTTGGAATAAATTCCAAGGATTCCGTAACGCTATTACAACTGGTATTCAGATTGTAATAAATGGTTTTGGCTATTTGGTTGGCGCGGTAGGTACAGCACTTAAAATGCTAGGCAAGATTCCGGGATTTGGCTGGGCTAAAAAAGCGGGAGAAGAAACAGATGCGCTTGCAAATAAGGTACGCAAGTATTCAAATTCTTTGGATGACCTACGCAACAAAAAAATTAAAACACCAAGCATTACAGGTAGCGTCAAACCCGGCGACCCTACTGGAATCAAAGGTAATATAGTTGGCGGAGATGTAATGAAAGGTTCTGGCGGTGGTAGCGGAACTACTACAATCCAAAACATTACGGTGTATGCTTCCAACACTAATGACATTGAAAGAAAAATGGCTAAAGCCGCAAAACTAGGTGTACCTGTGGGGTCTAAATAATGCCATTAACTAATTATACATTTGTCTTTAACGGTCTTACTATTGGCACAGGAACTTCATTTCTTGTAACCAATGTTGAAGGACTAGGTGGTACTTCTCCACTTCGTATTCAAGATGACAACCGAGGATACATTGACGGCTCATATACTGGTCGCGATTTTTATGATGAGCGCACCGTATACATTGATGTTACGGTATTAGGCGATAGCAGTACAACCGCGCAAGCAAATTACAAACTATTGCAAGCCGCGTATGCGCCGCAACCT